TTATCCGCAGGCGTACCAACGCATCTATGACATCACGAAGATGCTCCACGGCAAGCAAACGACGATCAATGGTGCGAGATATGCGTTAATTCAACAAGAAGGAGGAATAGGTCATGTAACGACTGACGACCACAGACGACCCATTCTTTCCACCCGGTTTCTTATCCAACGAACATCAGCATAAGGAGGGTACAACATGAGTATCGATGCATTGGTTGGCAAAGGCACGAAGTTCAAGAGGGGCGATGGCGCTTCCAACGAGACGTTCATTGCAATTGCCGAGGTCAACGCTGTCGGTCTTCCGAACCAGTCTCGGCCGATGATCGACGTCACCGACCTGTCTGACGCGGCGCGGGTTTTTCGGCCCGGCCTTCTGGACAGCGGTACCGTGACGCTCCGGATGAACTTCACCCGTGACGCCTACATCGCCATGCGGTCTGATCTTCTGTCCGATTCGTCCCGGAATTATCAGATCGTCCTTCCGGACTCCGGCCAAACCACCATCACCTTTGCTGCCTACGTCCAGGACATGAGCGGCGATATTCCGGACCCGGACCAGAAGATTGAGGTGAATGTCACTTTCAAGATCACGGGCGAAATCACCGTGTCGTCGTAATGGACGCTAGCGAAACCGGTACAAATTCGTTATAATTAACCCAAGAGGAGGACCTAACCATGAATGAAGAAATCAAAATCCTTTCCAAAGATGAAATTTTGGCGGTTGATGATCTCAAGCAGGAAGTCGTTGATGTACCGGAATGGGGTGGGGCGGTTATTGTCCGCACCATGTCTGGGATCGAACGTGACGAGTTTGAGGCCAGCATGATCAACGCGGAAACACGGGAACGGAGCCTTGAGAACTTCCGTGCCAGGCTTTGTGCCATGACGATGGTCAACCGTAACGGCAAGCGGTTGTTTCCCAATCCGGAAGACGTCAAGAAGTTGGGACGGAAGTCCAGCCGGGCGCTGGATCGGATCATGAAAGTCGCACAGCGCCTTAATGGCATTGGTCCGGAGGATGTGGAGGAGTTGACAAAAAACTAATAGCCCGGCCAGACAGACGGTTCTATTTTCGCCTCTGTCTGGCCCTGGGCTACCCACATCCAGATTACCTATTACGGAAGCTGAACAGCCGCCAGATTGCGGAATGGCAGGCCTACTATGAACTAGAACCGTTTGGGGAACGTCATCGGGATTGGCATTTCGGTATGTTGGCGAGCATGATCGTCAATATGTTCAAGGAACGAGGTGCTGATCCCAGTCGGCCGGAGGATTTTATGAAACCAACCCGGCTCACGTTGGAGCATCAGCGGTTGGAGCAAGAACGGCAAAAGAAATCCGTGGTTCAATCCGTTAAGGATTTGTTCAAGGAATTGGCCGCAGCTCAAAAGGGCGAATAATATGAACATCGGTTCGCTCATAGCACATCTTGGCGTAGATACCAGCGGTTTGCGTGTCGCAAAACGTGAGTTTGACCGGTTTACCAACCAGGTGAATACTCGGTTAAACTCCATCAAACGGGTGGCTGGTTCTTTGTCCGGTGTTCTGGCCGGTATGGGCGCCGCTTGGGGAGCGCGTGAGGTTCTGCGTACTGCGGACACCTACAACGAATTGACCGGCCGGCTCCAACTGGTGACTCGTTCGGCTTCAGAACTGGCCGACGTACAGGAACAACTCTTCTCCATCGCCCGCGAATCTCGTGTGGCTTACGCGCAAACGGTGGATTTGTACACCCGATTGACGCGTTCCACCCAGGAATTGAATCTCTCGCAAGAGCAACTGTACCGAATCACCGAGGCCGTCAACAAATCGTTGATCATCTCCGGTGCGTCGGCTGAGGCTGCTCAGGCGGCTCTCATACAGTTAGGCCAGGGGCTTGCCTCCGGAACGCTTCGTGGCGAAGAATTGAATTCCGTTTTGGAGCAAGCCCCACGTTTGGCTGAGGCCATCGCAAAGGGAATGGGCGTTACCATCGGGGAGCTTCGTCAGCTCGGATCGGAAGGAAAGCTGACGGCTGAAGCGGTGGTGAAGGCTTTAGAGTCCCAAGCTGGTGCCATCGAAGCGGAATTTGAGCGAATGCCCAAAACCATCGGGCAGGCGCTTACGGTGATCAACAATTCCATAGGTCATTTAATCTTCGGAGTGGATCAAGCCGGAGGAGTTACCGGCGCGTTGGCGGAACGCATCATCGATTTGGCTGACAATATTGACGATTGGGCCGCAGCTAATGATAAGGTGGTCGGTCAAAAAATCGATGAATATCTGGACAACATCGGTGATTCCCTCAGCGCCATCGTGGATGTTTACAATAGCATTCCCGATGAGATCACTTCAGCAGCTGGCTATGGTATTGTAGGAGCGGCACTTTTCGGCGGTAAAGCAGGGTTTATTATTGGTACTCTTGCGCTCACGGATAAATTGGCCGAGAACGTAGGCGCCAATCTAGGGACCCTGTACGATAAATGGAAGGATTTTGACGCTTCGGTTCGCAAACTGCTGTATGAAAAAGGGCCGGATGGTTACAGTCTGATCGATATTTTGGGTGGGCATTTTGATTTCAAAACCCTGTCTTGGGAAATTCCCACGATAACGCCGGCCGCTGCCGGCACACGTCCAGCCCATTACCTGGAATTGCCGCCTTCGTCTGAATGGCCTGGAAAGCCAGCTCCGACGCCCACCATTACGAAACCGTCTGTGTATGAAACGGTTTTCCAGGAAATGTTCGGTCCGCCGACCGATGTGGACGCTATTCGTGCTTTTTTGGAGGGCAATGAGCGGGATTTCAAGGCCATGCTCAATGCTGAACGTACTGCCTACCAGCAATTTTTGGAAGGCAATCAAGCGGACGCGCTTGCAATGGCCGGGGCTCAGGCGGAAATCGTCGAGAAAATGACCAGTGATTGGGAACGGAGTTGGGATCAACTTGCCCAATTACAAGTTGATGCTTACCGTCGCATGGAATCGGCAGCTGGGGATTTCTTTTTCGATGTCATGCAGGGGAGGTTCGACAATTTGCTTGATGGCTTTTTGAACATGACGAACCGCATGGTATCAGAATGGTTGGCTGTGCAGGCGATGATGGGGTTGTTCGGGGAAAATTTCACTTCCACAGGAATACTCGGGGGGTTCTTCGGCAAAATCTCCAACGCCATGACGTTCTCAAAACTCGACACCATGACGGCCGGGCTGGAAGCCTTTTACGGCTCATCAACGAATAAATTTGATTCCGGTGGCTGGGTAACAGAGCCGGTAGTTGGTGTTGGGTTGCGAACTGGCGCGGGGTACTCATTCGCAGAAAATGGTCCTGAATTTGTTGCCAATCCACGTCGTGGACAGCTTGGTGGTGACACCTACAATATCAACATTATGGCCGTCGACTCAAAATCCTTCGCTGATTTGGCCCGCCGCAATCCGCAGGCCATTATCGGTCCATTCCGGGAGGCACTGCGGCGGGGTGATCGTGGTCTGCGTGCAGATTTAGCAGGTGCAATCTGATGGTAGCATTTCCGGATATTCTCACAGATGTAGGTGCTACTTGGCCTTTCGAGGAACAGCTTCAATTTCGGACGTTGGTTTCCGAATTTGAGTCTGGTTCTGAAACCAGGCGCCAAAAGAACCTGTTTGTCCGTCGCAAGATCACCATCACTTATCATGGGCGGTCCTTAGAGGATATCCGCGCCCTGTTTCAATTTTTCTTGGACCGGCATGGCGCATACGAGGAATTCAACTTATTCCTGCCACGTACTCAAACATATCAAGATGAGTATGTAGGTACTGGCGATGGGGCGCAAACTATTTGGAATTTGCCATCCAAGTCGGCGGCTAGCTACACACTGAAATTGAACGGATCGCCACTTTCTGATGGCGTTGACTACACATTCACCGCCCAAGGCGGTGCGGACGGTGCCGACAAGGTGGAATTGGTCACCCCGCCAGCCAAAGGCGCACATCTCACCTGGGACTTTACCGGTCGGCTCAAAATACACGGCAGGTTTGCTGACGATGTTATGAGCTTTCAGGAATTTGCCAGATTGCTCTATTCAACGGGGATTACAATCCAAGGGTTGCTGAACAAATGAGATTGATAAACCCTACAATTCAACAGCAACTCGCATCCGGTCAGATTCGGCCTTTTGCGGTGATAACCGTAATCGACCAACATTATACCGATTGTGATGTTCCATTGGCTACCGGTGGGAAGCTGTATGAGCCGCGTGGTATGGAAATTGGAGACATCACTTATTCTACCGGTAATTTGGTAGATTCCTGCAAACTGACCCTGGATAATTTGGACGATGCGTTGACCACGCAATTCGTCGGCGGCAATCCGCAGGGCCAGCCGGTCAGCATCGGCATGGTGCTCCTGGACGAGAACTATCAGATCACTGGCGCAACAGCGGCATCCAGCGGCGACATCATCCTCTGGGGCTGGGGGCTGGGGCTCACGGCCGATGCCCTCATCACCGGCGGGCTCGGGATCGCCCTCGCCGGTCCGGTCAGCGGGTCGGACGGCATCCTCACCCTGTTTTCCGGCGAGATTGACGACTGGACCATGACCGAGGGGCGGCTGGAAATCACCGTGGCCAGCCAGTTCGCCCGCTGGAGCCGTAAGACGTTCCGCACCCACTCGTCCTCGTGTCGCTGGCTGGTGTTCAAGGGGCCGGAGTGCGGCTACAGCGGCCCGGAGACATGGTGCGACCGTTCTTACGACCGTTGCGTGCAGCTGGGCAACCAGGACAACTTCGGCGGCTTCCGTTGGCTGCCGAGTCTGGAGCAGAAAAACATCTGGTGGGGACAGGTGCCGAAGTGATGGAGACGTTCGCAGAACTCACCGCCCGGTTGGTGTCTCGGCCGTATCGTTTGGGCGAGGTGGATTGTTTCTCCACCATCCTCGTTTACCTGCAGGCCCGTCGCGTGCCACTGCCGGCCGAGTTCGAAGGCCAGACCCGACACACCTATCCAGATCTGTATAAGACGGACCCGGAAGGGGCCAAGGCGCTCGCAATTCGTTTCCTAGAGAGCGTACTGGACGAGGTGCCGCCGCACACCGCCATCGCCGGCGATATTCTGGTCCTGCGGTTACCCGGGAACCCGCCGTTTCTGGCCATCGACGGCGGTAACGGCCAGGTCGTCGCCGCCAGTGTCGAGCACGGCGTGCGGCCGCTTGCCAAACGTCATTACAAGGTTGAGAGGTGTTTCCGATGCCCGCGGCCCTGCCACTAGCAGCATACGCTGTTGCCGTTGGTGCCGAGTGGGGCACCCTCGCCACCTTTGTGGCCGTGTCCGCCGCTTCGGTGGCGGCTGGGTTCATCCAGCAGTCGCTTGCCGAGAAACGGTTGCGATCGTTGGTGGAGGAAGCGGCCGGCGTCAAGGTGAACAGTCGGTCCGTGACCGATCCCATGCGGGTGGTCTACGGCCAGGCCATGGTGGGCGGTACCGACGTGTTCATGGAGCCGACCGGCACCGACAACAAGGATCTGTGGATTGTCCAGACCCTGGCCGAGGGCGAATGTCACGGCATCCTGCAGGTGGACGGCGTAGACCAGGTTTTCCTGGACGACAAGCTGCCGAGTGAATACGGCGGCAATGTCTCGTATTTCTTCCACTCCGGCACCGGCAGCCAAACCGTTGATCCCAACCTGCATGCCGCTTTGCCCAAGTGGACCGACCCGCTGCGCCACACCTGTTACATCATTTGGAAGCTGCATTTCGACCGCGATTATTTCAATTCTCTGCCGCGCCGTACCGTCATTCTCAAAGGCCGCAAGGTGTACGATTTCCGCTCCGGCTC